ACGAGATAAACGACTGGTATGAACTATATGTCAAATCGCTTAAGTACGGCTCACAAAGATACTTTGAGCAATACTTACTGTACATGGAGATTGACCGTCCTGCGGAGGAAAGGTTCTATTCCCCCCGGCGTAAGACTTTGAAACCTTTGGTAGAGGCGTTGCAGAGGTTGGCGGATGGAGAGATTGACGAACTGTTCATCAGTTTACCTCCGAGAATCGGTAAAACCACGCTGTTAGTGTTCTTTACGACGTGGATCGCCGGGAAAAAGCCTTTGTCATCGAATCTGTACTCGTCATACTCTGATACCCTGACCAAATCGTTCTATAACGGCCTGATGGAGATTATGAAAGACGATATGACCTACCATTGGGCGGAATGTTTTGGTGAGCAGATAGTCAAGGTCAATGCACAGTACCAAACCATCAATGTCCGTAAGAAGTTAAGGTATCCCACGGTCACTTGCAGGTCGATAGACGGAACTCTGAACGGTGCGTGTGACTGTTCGGGGATAATGATTGCCGACGACCTCTGTAGTGGCATCGAGGAGGCTATGTCGAAAGACAGACTGGCCTCGCTGTGGTTAAAAGTCTCTAACGACCTTTTGTCGAGATGCAAAAAGGGTTCACGGAAACTGTGGTGCGGTACGAGATGGTCCGTAAACGACCCTATCGGGGTGCGGATATCGCATTTGGAGGGGTCAAACGTCAAATATGAAGTTGTGAACGTTCCTGCTCTGAACGATAAGGGCGAGTCGAATTTCGATTACAAGCATAATGTCGGGTTCGACACCGAAAGTTATGTTCAGATCAGGTCGGGGTTTGAGAAGAACGACGATGTGGCGTCATGGATGGCACAATACATGGGACAGCCCTATGAAAGAGAGGGGACGTTATTATCCTCGGGCGACCTGCGGTACTTCAATGGGCTTATACCCGATGGCTATGCCTCGATATTCATGGCCTGTGACCCGGCGTGGGGCGGTGGAGACTACGTGTCCTCCCCTATATGTATGAAAGTGGAAGATGACGTCTTTGTACCCGACGTAGTGTATACAAACGAGGATAAGAAGAAGTCCATACCCGAGATAGCCGATAAGATAGCCAAATTCGGGGTAATGCGTATACAGATAGAGGCCAACAAGATGACAGAGGGCTATGCGGACGAGTTATCCACCGAATTAAAGAGACGAGGGATAAAGTGTACGGTGACTACGAAACCAGCACCCACAAATACATCCAAAGAGCAGAGGATATTCGACAAAGCCCCCGACATAAGAGAGCATTTTGTGTTCCTTACGTCTGATAAGAGGTCGAAAGAGTATCAGGCGTTCATGGATAATGTGTTCAGTTTTACCATAAACGGCAAAAACAAGCACGATGATGCCCCTGATTCACTTGCGATGGCATCGGATATGGCTTTCAGACCCATACAGAGTGCCGGAACATTCAAAAGATTCATCTAAACGAACCAAAGGAGGAATTATGAAAGTATCTTTATGTCCCAACTGCAAAGTATCGCCTAATATCACCGCTGAAATGGTGAAATGCCCGAAATGTGGCAGACTCTCAAAGGGAGAAAACCTCACCGACACCGTGACCAAGTGGAACGACAATGAGGTTTCCGTCGAGGAAGAAACAAGAGAAGAAACCAGAGAAGAAACCCCGAGGCGTAGAAGAAAAAGGAGCGAATAATGGCTGAAAAGACACTTACAGGGCGTAGTGTCCTTTACACGAATGTCGAGGAAATCGGGAGCGACAATGTGGTTGACGTACTCGAGACGGCTGTGGACGACAATACAGAGAATATAGCCGATATCGAGTATCTCTATGACTATTACAAGGGTGATCAGCCCGTTTTGGATCGTGAAAAGGACTTTAATGACCATATTCTCAATAAAGTGGTCGAAAACAGGGCAAATGAGATTGTCTCGTTCAAGACGGGATATTTTCTGTCTGCTCCTATTCAGTATATCGATGCCGGGGCGGATGAGGTTAGTGAGGATTTAAAGATTCTTAACACATGGCTGGACCTCGAATCCAAAGAAGAATCCGACTTGCAGTTAGCGGAGTGGTTTTCTGTCTGCGGAACGGCTTTCAGGCTGATATTGCCCAAAGAGGAGAGGCTCGACGAGGGCGACGCCCCCTTTGAGTTCTTTACATTAGACCCGAGGACTACATTTGTGGTCTATTCATCCAAACTCGGGCATAAGCCTATGATGGGCGTTACTTTCGTGGAATTAGAGGAAAATAAGGTTCTCTATTATGTCTACACAAAAGACACATTCTACGAGATCATGGACGGGAAAATCATCACCTCTACATCTCATGCTCTTGGGAGAGTCCCCATCATCGAATATCCGGCTAATAAAGCCCGTTTGGGCGACTTTGAGATAGTCCTGTCACTACTCGATGCGATCAACGATTGTCAGAGTGACAGAGCCGACGGCCTCGAGCAGTTCATCCAGTCTATCTTGTGCATGGAGAATATGCAGATAGAGGCGGAGGACGAGTCTACCTTTATGCAACGTCTTAAGGAGACGGGTGGTCTGTTCATTCCTAAAGACGGCAAGGCATATTATCTCTCACAGGCACTCAATCAGGGCGATGCACAGACCTTTAAGGACGACTTGTACGAGGCGGTGCTGACTATCTGCGGTATGCCTAACAGAAATGGTGGGTCATCCACGAGTGATACAGGTAGCGCGGTATTGCTCCGGGACGGATGGTCGTCCGCCGAGGCGAGAGCGAAACTCACAGAGACCTATTTTAAGAAGTCCGAGAGGCAGTTCCTGAATTTCCTTATATTCTACTCGAATACCATAGGCGGAACTAACATTGCGCTCGGTCAGGTTGATATCAGATTCCCTCGTCGTAACTACACGAACGACTCTGCAAAGGTGAATAACCTCGTAACCATGCTCTCTAACGATTGGATTCACCCTCAACAGGCATATGAGCATAGTGATATGTTCCCTGATCCTGATTCGGCTTTCATGGAGGCAAAGAAGTGGCATGACGAGCAGGAGCAGAAAAGGGTTAAACAGGCCATGAACGATACCACGATAACGGAATCCGAGGACGAGGATGTTTAAATACACCGATAAACTCTATAGACAGTACGCATTGAAGATGGTCAGAGCCTTTAGTTCTCTTAACCGGGAGTTACAGGCTCTGCCGTTTGACGAACTCAACACTTCAAAGGGCTATAAAGCCGTTTCGGAGCGTGTAAAGCGTACATATAAGCAGTTGTACGACGATTTAACCAGTATTCTTGTTTTAATCGTGCTGTGGTCGTTTGAAAAGAACTGCAAGACGTTCATAGAGAAAAAGGGCAACAAGATCAAGTATTACGTCGGGCAAAAGGACGGTTTTCGCAAAATAAAGACCTTTGATGCGGAAAAATATGTCACATGGTACTTAAGTTCGGTCAATTATGTCACTCAATACATCTTTGTGAATGAATTTGACCGCAAACTGGCCCGAACCATCGAAGAAATTATCTCGTCGCCCAACAAATCAGATATCAACAAGAACATCGAGAAAGCCCTTAAGTATTGGAATCGTCAGGCTAAACAGGCTGGCGACAATATAACCATCGAATCTGCATTAGAGGGCGCAAAATCAGCCGGGATAACCAAAGTAATATGGGTAACACAGGATGACGAGCGTGTTTGCCCGAAATGTAACGAAAATGATGGTAAAATTTTCGATATTGACAAAATAAAACTGCCGTTACATTATAATTGTAGATGTTATTTTAAGATTATTGAGAAATAGTCAGACAATTTACATCCCGTACCTCCTCGCTTGGGAATCAAGGGATGAGTGGCGGATGGATCGCACCCCGGTTTATCCGCTACGAGGAGGTTTAAAATCCTTTATCCCCAAAGGGTTTTATATAACAGAGTGAACTGTAAACGCAAATTGTGCGGAGTGAACCGCTTTAAACGCAAGGAGGTTTTATGAGTAAGTTAGACACATCAAAAATCGAGGGCTATGCCGAAATGTCGGCAGAGGACAAGATCAAGGCGTTAGAGGAACTCGAAATCGATGATAATTCATCGGAACTGGAGAGATACAAGAACGCCACAAGCAAGGCTAATTCGGAAGTTGCCGAATACAAGCGCAAACTTAAGGCTTTGGAGGATAAGGCGTCCGAGGGAACGACCGAATCCGAGAAGAAGATGGCAGAACTCGAGGAGCAGATAAAGGCCCTACAGAGGGAAAAGTCAGTTACCGAGAGGAAAGCGTCATTTATCGGTTTAGGAATGACCGAGGAATCCGCTCTAAAAGCATCAGAGGCTTTCACTAATGGGGATAGCGATGGTTTCTTCAAAGAGATGAAGTCCTTTATGACGGAGCATGACAAGACATATAAGGCAGAACTCCTTAAGACTACTCCGAGACCCGATGGCGAGGGCGGAAAAGCCCCCACAATGACGTTGGATGCGTTCAGAAAGTTAAGTCCGGCTGAACGTCTCAAATTTCATCAGGAACACCCGGACGAATACAACAAACTTTACGAAAAGTAAAACAAATACGGATGGCACATATCGTGAGTGCCACCCCTAACCTACAAAAATTATAGGAGGACAAATATGAGTCAGACTAATTCAATGGTCAATGTCGCAACATTTGACAACGGATTCCTCTCCAATGAGATAGAGGATCTGTTCGCATCTCACCTTGACCTCAACCAGTTCTGTACCGTTGACAACGAACTCGAGGGTGCTACAGGCGACATCCGCAGAATCAATGTATACGGAGCATCAGGATCAGCAGAGGACGTAGCAGAGGGTCAGGGAAACGCAAATTCTATCTCCACTTCTCTTGTAGAAAAGGAGTACAGAGTAAAGTGCGCACAGGCATGGTTCAAGTATTCCGATGAGGCTCTTATGAGAGACCCTGTCGCTGTACAGACTGGCCTCACCCGTCTCGGTGTTGCTCTGTTTGACAAGGTTAATGCCGATATCATGGTGGAGATGGCAAAGGCTACCAAACTGATCACTCCCACCACTTACGATTTCGATGCACTTGTTGACGCTGTTGCTGAAATGAACATCACCGACGCAAACGAGCCTGTTATCGAGGTTCAGGGCAAGTTCATTCCTACTGTATGGGCTATCACCGACAAGAAAGGCATCGCAAAGGCTCGTAAGGCAATGAAAGATCAGATTGTTTACGATCCTCGTCTTGCATGGGAGCAGGGCTATGTTGGCTCTATCGCAGGAGTTGCTCTTTTCTATAAGCAGAATCTCCCCGAGAATATCATGTACGTCGGCACAAAGGATGCTATCACCGTCTTTAACAAGACTGGTGTCAACACCGAGGTTGCATCCCGTGACGAGCAGAACGCAAACAAGAGACTCAACAATGTTTTCGCAAGAAAGTATTACATCTCTGCTCTTACAAATCCTAACATGATCGTTCAGGTCGTTCTTTCCGGCGGTAGTGCAAACTATCTCCAGTATGAGAACGGTGACGGAACTACCGTTGCATTTACTTGCGACCATACTCCTACCGATACTCCCGTTGTTACCGTAAACGGTGAGGTTCAGACCTCCGGCTATTCCTATAGTGCAGGAACTGTTACCTTTACCACCGCTCCGGCATCAACCGATGTTATCGGCATCGAGTATCACTACACCGTATCTTAAGAGGAGATCAGGGAATGACAGAACTTGAAAAACTGACAATGCTACAGAGTATTTGCGGAGATAGTGATGCCACTCCCGAAATCCTTGAAACGTATTTGACGCTGGCAGAGGACATTGTAGTTCGGAGGGCATATCCATACCTGACGAGTTACATCCTCGCCAAAGTCCCGAGAAGATATGAAACGCTCCAAGTGCAGATAGCCAATGAAATCTATCTGCATAGAGGAGCGGAGGGAGAACAGGGACACTCCGAGAACGGCATTGTAAGGTCATATGAAAACGGATTCGTTTCAGATTCACTTCTCAATCAGATCACTCCGTTTGGAAGAACTTTGAATGAGAGGATACCTGAAAATGTCGAATTATCATTCGCAATCCCGGCTGTAATGCACGTCGGGGAGACCGAAAAGGCGTTAGTCTCGACGGTCGTTGAATGTACGGATGGGTCGGTTCTCGAAGTCAACGAGGGCTACATATACGTATCAAGCGATGAAACCATCCTCACAGTAACGGGCGGAATTATAACCGCAATATCCCCCGGCACCGCAACGATAACCGTAACGGGCATCAAGTCGGAAGTCTCAACCAGCGTAGACGTGGAGATTCTATGAGAACACTCGACCGCAACAAGAGAAAATTTTACTACTGTCTGCATCTAAACAAAGAGAAAATCTATGATGATGATCATAACTTCACGGGCGAGTATAGCCCCGAGTATGCAGAGCCAGTAGAGGCGTTTGGAAACATATCAGCATCGTCAGGAACGACCGATACAGAGCAGTTCGGTAACGACATCTCCTATGACAAGACGATAGCCCTACAGGGAACGGATTGGCCTATAGATGAAAGCACCGTACTTCTTATCGACACTCTCCCCGATCCTGAAAGCGAGATTCCAAACTACGATTATCTCATCGTGCGGAAAGCAGTATCTCTGAATCATACAGTTTTGGCGATTAAACGAGTGGAAAAATGATTACAGTAGACAGCACGAACCTCATAAAAAAACTGAAAAAGGCTGATAGCGATGTCAAGAATTTTCAGCGGAGTGGGGCGTTGCACAACTACTTACAGGATATGTGGCAGATTGGCTATGATCAGGCAAAAGCCGATTATGAATCAGCCACTACGCTCGAGGGCGAAAAGGCGAACCAAGGCACGAGCCTCACCGCATCACCCAAATGGAGTTCAGACGGATTTGAACTTATAGCGAGCGGACAGGACATCCTGTTTTTGGAGTTCGGAACTGGTATCAATCAGGATTTCATTCACCCGTGGGGATCACAGTTCGGTTATACCCCGGCATCTTACTCAATACAGCATTACGGATTCTTGATAGACCCAAAACTAAAACACTTTCATGGACAATGGCCTCACGAAAAACGCTTGCATTGGGGGCAGAACCCGTCAAGAGGAATGTATAACGCAAGCAAAGCAATGCGGTACTACCTAAAGATAGAACCCTTAAGGATATTCTAATGACAGATATAGAAAACATCATCATCAATAGAATAGACAATGTTCTTGCGAGCGGAGGGTATGCGAATATTCTCGGCTCAACGTATCAGGATTACCCGGCATCATTTCCGTGGGTATTCTTTGAACAATCTGATTCTTACGAGAACAGCGAGTACCACAAGTCAAGCCGTGAGAATAACTACGACACCGTAGTATTCGAGGCAGACATATATTCCAACAAAAAGGCGAAAGCAAAGGCTGAATGTAAGGCCATCTTACAGATCATCGATGCGGAGATGACCGCTTTAGGTTTTGAACGCACGACAGCACAGCCGATGCGACCCACAAGCGAAATGTATACAGCGAGATTATTCGCTCGATACAGAGGCACAGTTGACAGCAACAAATACATTTATCATTAAGGAGGACAAAATTATGGCAGTTCTTACAGCCGGAAGTTTTCTTATGATTAAGAGAACTAAAGCGACCGAGACTTTCACAGGCGACGGTTCAGAGGTATCATTTACCCTCACCAAAACTCCTACCGAGATCAAGTCCGTCAAGGTTAATGGAGTCGCAACCAGCGACTATACTTCAAGCGGAAAGGTTGTAACTTTCGACTCTGCTCCGGCAGACGAGGCAGTTATCAGCATATTCTACACATATGCTAACACCGACTACGAGAAACTTTGCGACATCTCCGAATTTCCTGATATGGGAAATCCCCCCGAGGGCATTGACGTTACCACTCTTTCCGATTGGTGTCACGTCTATATCGCTGGCCTCATCGATACTGGCGGAAACCTCGAGTTCAACGGATTCCTCGATCAGACAACCCTCCCTCTCGTAGCACAGGGAACAAGCGACGTAGAGGAACTTGCATTTTGGGTAGGCGGACAGAAGTCAGGCAACACCATCACTCCTACAGGCTCTATCCTTAAGATTGCTTTTCAGGGAACTTACACCGCTGTTCTTGGCGGAGGCGGAGCAGACGAGGCAATCCCCGTTACCATCGCAGTAGCACCCCAGACCGTACCCACCTACGAGGCTGGCGAGATCAACGTTGACGCCACCAAGGGCGAATAATTAAAACCAAGCGAGGAGGAAATTTTATATGGCTATCGTATTTGAACACAAGGGAACACAGTACACTCTTGAATTTACAAGAGATTCAGTAAAGCAACTTGAAAGAGCAGGATTTAAGTATGAGGACGTAGGTAATACTCCTATAACCTCACTTATGACTCTCTTTAAGGGTGCTTTTCTTGCACATCATCAGAGAACATCACAGAGTACCATCGATGAGATTTGGGATAATCTCGGAGACAAGGAGGGCCTGTTCGATGCTCTTGCAGAACTCTACAACGAGCCTATCGAGGCACTTATGAAAGAGCCTGATGAGGGAAAAAAGATAGCGTGGACGGTGAAGAAGTAGGACAACCGCCCACGGAAAAGAAATCCTACACGGAGATATTTAATGAGGCATTTCCGTACTATCTCTCTATAGGTATGACCTACGAACTTTATTGGCACGGAGACCCGTGGCTTGTCAAGGCTTACCATGAGGCATACGAGATCAAGACGGAACGTATGAATTATGAGAAGTGGATACAAGGGCGGTACGTATATCAGGCGATAGGAGCGTTAGTACCTATTCTGAATCCGTTGTCGAAAAAGAAAAAAGCCGAGGAATACCTGAAAGAACCCCTGATCATTACTGAAAAGGCACAAAAGCGTAAGGAAATCGAAAAGGGCAAAAAGACGGCTAATTTCCTGATTGCATGGGCTAATGCGATAAAGGGCAAAGCCGAAAAGGACAAAGGTATTAACAATGGCTGAAAATACCGTTGATACATTAAAAATCCGGGTACAAGTTGATACGGCTAACAGCACTAAAGATTTGGGCAAAGTCGTAGGTGCTATCGAGCGTGTCAACAAGGTCGCATCTGACCGTTCACTCGACAAATATTCCAAATCAATGAGGGCTTTGGCAAATGCGTCAAAGGGGCTGAATGTTCTGCCCGGTGCTTTGTCAAAACTCGCAAACATACAGATATCACCCAAACTGAAAGAGAACCTTGATAAGATTGCCGATGCTGGTGCAAAACTGGCCTCCGTCGGCAAAGGAGTCAAGGCTTTTTCTGATGCACTTTCAAAGATAAATAAGATGGGTAACGACACCGAACTTGATCAGAAGTTCGATAACGTTGCTACGTCTGTCGGCAAGTTTGCCAACAATATCAATCAGGCAGTATCTGATGAGACATTACAGAGACTTGAAAGGCTTGCTAACACTCTCGAGAAGATAACCGCAAGTGCCAACAGGAAAGTCAGAGGCGGTATCATCAATCAGGTGGCTAATTCCAACAAAGCCGTCAATTCGGCTATTACATGGAAGTCCATTGAGAACATCATAAGCAAGTTGAATACTACGGCAAGTGAGATAGGCCGTGGTCTGTTTAGTGTGCTTGATGATTCGGGAATAACCAAAGACCTGATGCGTATGTCGGGTGCGATATCAAAGAACATTCCTGTACTCGGAGAACTCACCCATGCGTGGCGTAATCATGCTGTTCAGGTGAAGAACATCGTTCTGTCTAACGCCGGGATCATAGACAAGGCATCTAACCTTGTCATTGCAAACCTTACACATCTTATAACGCTCCTCTATAGTTTCGCAAAGATTCCTTTCAAGAGCATGGGCCTGACAAAAGGCATGACCTCCCTACTTGCTCTGCCGTTCAAGGGATTCGTGAACAATATCAAGGACCTCACGAAGTCATGGAATAGGTTTGCATCATCCCTCGCAAGGATAGCAATTTACAGAGGCATAAGAACTGTCTTAAAGGAAATTGCTAATGCGATAAAAGAGGGTGTAAACAATCTCTATCTATGGTCACAGGCATGGAAAGATACATATGCAACGGCTGAAAGATTTGCGAACTCTATGGACACCCTCGCAACGGGAGTTCTTTATCTTAAGAACTCTATCGGTGCTGTTGTATCTCCCCTTATCGACTATCTCACCCCGGCTATAGATGCTCTTATTGATAGGTTCGTTGCTTTGGCAAATGCTATCAATCAGGCTATTTCAGCCCTTACGGGAGCAGGTTTGTGGCGTAAGGCTATGAGATATCCCATCGAGTATGCGGATGTGATGTCGGGTGCGAAGAAAAAGGCTGATGACCTTAAGAGAACCGTTCTCGGATTCGACGAGTTGAACCGTCTCGATGACAACAAGAAGAAGTCAGGCGGTAGTGCTAAAGATGATTGGGACTACTCAAAGATGTTTGAGGAGATGCCCGTATCCGAACGCATTAAGGACCTGATCAATGCCGAGAATTGGAGTTCTATCGGGTCTCTTATCGCCAGCAAGATAAATCAGAGCCTTTCAAGCATTAATTGGGACTCCGTTAAGCGTAACACAAAGAAGTGGGCTACAAGGTTTGGTTCACTTTTCAATAGCGTACTGCTCGATACCTCAATGCCTTTGGTGGGCAGGTCGTTAGCCGAGTTCTTTAACACCGTCGCATTAGGCATCAACACTCTCTATGACGAGTTCGACTTTGTGACTTTCGGACAGCATATCGCTGACGGGTTCGAGTCATTTATCCACAATGCAAGGTGGAGAGAGTGGGGCGAGGCATTATCGCAGAAGATAGGTGCTTTAATCGACACCGTATATGGATTCAAGGATGTTGACTTGACTGGCCTCGGTGATGGACTCACAAATCTTATCGCCGGGATGTTTGAGAATATCAAACTGAACAAGATAGCAAAGTCTATTGAATCTCTGATCCCGAAGATTGGAACGGAAATCGGTGTTGCTCTCAACGGTCTCTTTAGCGAGGCTAACAAGGCTATCAACGGTGGCAGAGGCAAGGGTAGCGGAATAGACTTCACGGCACTCGGAAAGTCGTTTGCAGAGGGCGTTAATAATATTCTCGGAGGCATCGACCCTAAAGAGGCAGGAGTATTCCTGACCAACGGTTTAAATGCCGTCATCAGGATCGTAGGCGGAGCAGTAGAGAACCTGAATTGGGATTTGCTGAACACTACGATAGGTGAGACCATCACTTCTATGTTCAACAATGTGGACCTTAAGTCCGCAACAGGCACAGCCGTAAAGATAGCCGAGAAACTGTTGGAAGTCCTCAATACTGCCGTAACAGCAATCCCTTGGGAAAAGGTCGGAGACGCTATTGCAAGTGCCGATACATCAGGCATTAAGGATGGTTTGAAGAAACTGTTTGAGAATGTCGTAGACGGCCTTGAAAGAGCAGGAGTGCTTGATGAGGTTGTAACAGGCCTCGGAGCGTTTATCGGTCTTAAGTTGGGCGGAGCGTTTTTGAAGATAATTCCCTCCATCCTCCCGGCAATCACGGCAAGCATGGGTTCGGCTGGCGGAGCAGTAGGGGCAGGAGCAGGAGCGTCGAGTGGACTGTTCGCAACACTATTCCCCGTCGCAGGTGCGGTAACGGCAGGTTCGATACTCGGACAGCAGTTCTCACATCATCTGATCGCTCCTATCCTCGAGGGATTAGGTTCAGCCGATGCAGACCTTTACAGAAATTGGACATTCTTTGGCGAGAACGGATTGTTTCAGGCAACCGTGGACTTTGCAAAGTTCAAGGCCGAAGATTTCGGAAATTATCTGTACAACTTTGGTGCGACCCACAGAGCGGTATTTGATGACCTTAAGAATGGCACAAGCGTATTTTCGGATGCGTTTGGAATACTGCACGGAATAGTTACGGGTGATTCGGAGCAGATGAACACAAGCGTGAATAGCCTTAAAGAGACTTTCACTCTTTGGACAGACGCATGGTCTGCCGAGCATCCTCTCATCTCTGCCGGGTTAGATGCTATCAAAGACGCTGGAATTAATGCAAAAACAACAATCGAGGATAAATTCAAGACGCTCACTAATTATTTGGGCGGAACGTTCTTGTCTGATTGGAGGAACATTTGGAGCAATGCGACAAAATCGTTCACGGATGCTTTTGACAAGATAAACGAGTCCACAAGAGGATTCCTGACTGGCGGATTATTCAATCTCCCCGATACAACGATTCAGATTAAAGGCTCATCCACGGGCGGAAAGAATGTACCCAAACTTGCATCGGGCGGATTAGTCGGACAGGGTAGTATGTTCATCGCTGGTGAGGCAGGTCCTGAACTCGTTACATCATGGGGTGGTGATTCCTCCGTACTCAATGCCGAACAGTTGCTCTCGGCTATCACAGAGGGCATGGCAATGGCATCACAGGGCGATAGAGTCATCAATGTATGGCTCGATGGCGGAATCATTGACAGACAGATAGTCACGGCTGAACAGAGAATGAACACAAGATCAGGAGGCAGATAATGGCGGTCGATATAAGCAATTACGAATTACATCTCGGTAACGTCACGATTCAGCCTAAACATCAGGGCGGTATAAAGTGGTCTATTCAATCGGTTCAATCAGCAGACTCGGGCAGAGCCGAAGATGGAACGATGATAGCCACTTTGGTAGCCCGGAAAAGGAAACTCGAGTTGAAGTATGCAAACCTCACTCCCGATGAGGCCAAGGCAATACTCGAGGTCGTGTGCGGAGATATGTTCTTTGAAGTGACCTATTATGATGTACTTGCCGGGGAACAGCAGACGAGAACGTTCTACGTAGGCGATAGGTCTCTTGATTGGTACAACTTCAACATTGAAAAAGGAATCGAAAACCTCGCATTTAACATAATCGAACAATAATGTATAACGCATCGGCAGATTTCAAAACAAAAATAAAACAGCATGAAAGAATGTTTGAATACTCGGGTAGCATCGTCACCGACAACGATACCTATGACTACGTTGGTGGCGATATCCGCTCGGGCAAGATAACCCGTGCGATAAGCGGAGACAAACTCGAAATCGGCACGGTCTACGCATCCGAACTGAACATCGTGTTGGGCTTAAGCATCAGCAGATATGAACTGTACGGGGCGGAGATAGACTTGTCTATTAAGTTGGTCGGTGCATCCGATGTGATCCCGATGGGAACATTTACTATCTCGGAAGTCACACAGACGCAGGACAGACTCAATATCAAAGCCTACGATGCGATGGTCAAGTTTGAGAAAGTCAAATTTGTCCCAGCAAACCATACGACCATTCAATCAGCATATGAGTGGCTTGTAGAGGCTTGTACGGCTTGTGATGTGACTCTCGGTTCGACAGAGGCTGAAATATTATCGTTGCCTAACGGAGCGAGAGAAACGGGATTTGCCGATGTGGTGGCTGATGCCGATACATGGAGAGACGTCTTATCATATCTTGGTGCTTATCTCGGATGTTATATGTACATCGGCAGAGACGGCAAACTCTATACTGGCACATACGGCTCTGTAGCGGTCGATACCGTCCCCTCGTCGTTCAGGTATAGTTCTAATCTATCGGATTACAGAACGACCTATGACGGCATATATAACGTGTATAAGGACGGTGGTGTTCAGGAGTATGTTGCTAACTCCAACACGGGCGGAATCGTTCTCGACCTTGGCACTAATCCGTTCCTACAGTTTACGGAACAAGGCAACAGATTATCCGCATTGCAGGAGATAATCGATACATGGGACGGCATCTACTATGCTCCTTACGATTCGGATATGCCACTAATCCCGATTTATGATCCCGGAGACGTTCTTGCTTTTACCGGGAATCAGGCTGAACAGTACGACATCGGAGCGATAACCGAGATTGTCTATGTCATCGGTGGTCAGATGCACGTAACTTGTAGCGGAGATAACCCGATACTGGCCTCGGCACAAGATAGGTTCACAAAGACGGTCGCAGGTCTTTCCGCTGACTACAATAATGGACAGCAGGTAGGCGGAAAAGACTTTTGGTTATTGCATACCACAAACACGGACACAATAACGGTCGAATCCACAAAGACCCAAGTAGCAGAAATAGAGTTTCAGCAGACAGTTGACGTACAACGAATGGGATTTATGTTTACTTGTGATGGATCACTTACAGCAACGGCAAAAGTTGATGTTGAGATAAGCGTTGACGACAATGCAAACTACACATTTGAAGTCACAGAAGAAAAATCTCTGCTGGGAAAGAGACCCTATAATGCAACTTGTGGATTTGACGTTGATGGCAAAGGATTGCATACAGCGAAAGTTTATCTGACAGTTACTGATAAGCCGTTGCTATGGGGTGATTTAGCATGAGTTACACGATTGAGAATTTAAAATTTA